AGGGCCGTAGGATACTGGCACTGAATTTATAGGATTACTCGCAGGATTAATTGTGCAACAAATTAATTTTGAATACCAATCGACACCTCGATTGTCGCCAGTCGTCTCAACTACCAAAACATAGTAGATACCATCAGCAGTCAAAGGCGGCGCAAGATTGACCGGGTCATTTGGATTTCCAAGATCTATTTTCAATTGCGCAACAGAAGCATTATCAATTTTTATTGCTTGCCCTGGATTTATATTTGGATTCATTAAAACGGTAACATTGACACCAATGTTAGTTTGTTGGGGAGTTCCAATAATTCCAGTCTTTGAAGTTAAAACTACCGCTTGTCCTGGGGCATATCCTTTTTGATGAATGAATTGTATTTTTTCATTTTGAATTGACCAGGTCATTCCGTTTTGTTTCGCGAGAGTTCTTAAATAATCTTTTGAATTTCCCCAGAGAGTTTTTCCACGTGGTAAAACTGAAGAACTAAGTGTCGGCTGATTCGGGGCAACTGTCGTGCCAAGTGTTGCCATAGGCTGAGTTATTTGGTTAAGCTGATCACTTTGTTTAGACCCAGCCTTTATAGAAGTATTTACGACTGCATAATTATAAGAGAGATCGCCATCACCAGCATTAACGTCAACAAAAGTATCGACAGCACTTTCGCGACCAAGAATGGTTTGTTTGATCGCTCCTTTGAAAACAACTCCGTTATTTGAGTCATAGCCACCTTGGATCACTACATTGGTAAATTGTTGTTTTATTAAAAAAGCAGTGCTCTCATCTAGATTGTAGATTCTTATATCAGCACAATTTGGAGTCATGTTGCTCGATCGTTTAATTCCAAACTTACAATGGAGTTGTGAAAGATCAAGACCGCCATTAGAATTTGAAACGATCAAACTAAAATTTCGATTATATTGATAACCGGCAAAAGGTGACGCTGCCATCCCACTTGCGGCTTGTATTGTGCTAACCGCCATTATTCGCCACCGTAGTTTGAAAATATAAATTAGCTGCATCACCTAAATTATCGAGTGTCGGCACTGCATCGATATTGCCAGTTGTTTGCACAATAAGATCGCCCTCAATTCCTAAATAGGCGAGTTGTTTTAAAAGACTTGTTCCAGTAATAAAAGGAATTCCACAAGCGATCGGATTTTGACTTGCATCAGCTATATCCATATACCAGCTTTGTGCCATATCATTCCATTTAATTGTGAGAGTGTAATCAGTGCCTGCAAGATTAGTTACAAAAACTTGGGGCACATTTGTTAGTGGTATTATGTAAATAAAAAACATTAGCCACCGCCTGGAATCAGGCCTAAGAGTTGAGCACCTTTAAAGAGAATAGATTTATTGCCGGCGTTTTGAGTTGCACCAGTCGATCCAGCATTTTTTTGATGAGATCTTGGAATCGCTGTCGTTGTAGAAACCGGCACCAAAATAACTTGCTGATAGTTCGCATGAATCGCCAAACAATTTTCAGTAAGCTTATCTGTCGTATTAGTCAGATTTCCCATTAACATATTTGTGTAAATTCTTTTCGGAGTGACGAGAGTGAAAGGAATTCTACTTGATTGTAAAGATTGAAGTTGCGTATAGATTTCATTTAAACTTGTGCCGCCGGTAAAACCGGGTGCCGCAAAATATATTGTATGCGAAAATGTCGCAGGTTCCATATAAGAATGATCAGTTATGGGGGCGCCCTGCTGCACTGGCTGTTTTGTAATTGTTAGAGTGTCAGTTGTAACTTCATTAGTAACTACTTGAACGGCGATCGTGCCAATCATTCTTTTAGGCTGAATGAATATTGTTTCAAGTGGCTGACTTAAAAAACTCATCTATTTTAAAACAGTGCCAAGGCCTACTGCTCCTTTTAGATTGCGAACCGCATCCCTATTCACACCACTTTGTTGGGCCGCAACGACTTGTCCAGTTGCCGCTGCATTTGGTGTGCCATTGACATTGATGTTTGTTTGCTGCTGTAAAACTGCTGACGAATTATTGTTACTGGTGTTTGACCCTAAAGGCTTACTTGACCCGCCACCAGTAAACCAATTAAGCGCACTTTTTGCGGTATCAGCGATAGCATTGTCGGCTCTGTCTCTGAAATCTAAAAGACCTTTAAGAGTGCTACTACCCCCAACAATAATATCAAAAATTTTACTAATAGACGCACCAAGATCTTTGAATTCATTTACAATTAACCCGATGTCAGTACTAAGTTGCCCCCAACCTTTACCAGTAAAAAAATCGGCCGCTAGATTTACAACACCATAGAGCATTTGAAAAACTGCGCCAAGAGCGTCAGACACTGCATTGATAACTGGAATGTATGGGCCCCAGTTGATTAAAGATTTTCCGCCTTCGGTAAAGGTTTTAAAATCATCATAGAGTGCTAGTATCGCAAGAAAGCCCGCAAGGAGCATTCCAAGTGGTGTCGCGAGAAATTCTAGATTTAATAATTTCCATGCGGCGAGAACGCCCAAAATAATTGTAGACCATCCATCAGTAGCTTTATCTAGCGAAACAAAAAAATCATAAACGCGACCTAAAATTGAACCGATTCGTTCGCCCAGTTGTACGATCGTATCAAATGCGTAGAACACCACTTTGATAAGTTTTTCTAGTGCATTAATGATGTACGGCATATTCTGATATAGTCTTTTTCTAAAAGCGTCAGATTGGGCTTGAAGAAGGCCAAAGAATTTTGAACCAACAGACTTGTAGATCGCTTCCATTGCATATTTGGTCTTTGTCAAGCTCATATTTAAATTAACTGAATCGACGATTACCTTACGGATGTTGATGCCCGCCGCGCTATATGCCTTCATAAGTTCGTTGCGCAGTACTATGGCCTTATTAATAGCTGGAGCGATGATGTGGTACTGATAGCCCATCTCCTCAAAACCCTCAGAAATTTTAGAAAATGCATACACCATGCTACCTGCGAACGCGCTGACCGAAGTATAAAGGGCTGTAACTCTTAAAGCGGCTGTTTGAATTGCTTTATTGAAAGCTGAGAGTGACGATTGATCGACATCAAAACCGAGGCCAACTAAAAACGATTTTATTACGTCTGAATCACCCATCTTTTTCTGCCTCTCGTCTTCGTCTCTCGTTTTCGTACTTTACTTCGAGAGCCGCGTTCATTCTTGCAACGGCTTCAAGATCGAGAGTTCCGTCGATTAGGGACTCATAACTGCAACACTTCTCGATCACCGGCCGCATTATCCAATCTTCACCATCTGCCATCGAAACATAGTCTATACCTGTTTCGGTTTGGCCCCCGATTTCTGGGGGCCTGAAGCTAAAAAACCTGAAAGATTAAAAAATAACGCCCGCCCCGCCGCTTGTAGAAGAATCGGTAGATCTATATCTTGCATCGCAATACCAGCATGACTAGCAACTCTCGCCCAGCTATTATATTCGGGCTGGTGTACTTCGACTGAATTCAAAAGTCTGAACAAAACAAATTCTGAATCTTGATCTGAAAGTTTTGAAAGCCCATTCATAAATGGAGCAGCAGCTTTTGACATCTCGTCAAATTTTTGCTCTTCAGTCATAGTTTCCATTGCGCCATTAGACATCTGTTTTGCAATCTTTCCCATCACAGGTAAAATTTCAGATAACAAAGGGCCAATACGTCTTGCAATATGAAACTGTTGCATAGCATCGACTTTATTAAGCTTAAACTTTCTACCATTAATTTCAAAACTTTCTGCTGACATATTTTATACAGTTCCTAACACGCTAAATATCGAAATGGCGTCAAAAGTCCATTCAATCATTGGTCCGGCTTTATCGTAAACAATTTCGGTCTTTTTCTTAAAAGCGCACGACTGGCAAGTGGTGATTTCATTTCTTGCAGTATCACCCACAGTGATGAGATTTTGACCCCAAAGTCTAGAAGATGCAGATTGCGCGTCATAAGCTAACTGCAAAAAACCATTTGTTGGCGATGTTTTTAAAAATCGAAGAGTAACAAGACCGCCGTTACTTGCGATTAGAGTGTGTTGACCTTTCCCATCTGCACCAATGATCATCGAGTTCTTATCTTCGTTCGGCGCGATCGTTATACCTTCTTCAGCAACTGCTGCGCCGGCGCCGAGATTTAAAACTAATGTAGGGCCTGCGATCGCTGCTACTACGTTTTGAAAACTATAAGCACTCATTTCTCACCCCTTGTTATGGATTCACAGTCACTAAAACATCTGCTGTCTGAAAGGCACCTGCGAGCTTTAAAGCCACTTGGACCGGCGGAGCGATTCTCGCCGCTCGATCGGCTTCAGCTTGCGTATCAACTGACGGTGCAAAAACATAATATCCTAAAGTTAAAT